GGCCTTGTCTTGTTTTTTTCTTGCCATTTGTTTTTCTACTTCTGTCTTGAAATAAAGTTTTTCTCATTTTTTATATACTTTCTCTGCCCCTGCTATACCAAATGATCCTAATGTTACCCAAACAAAAGAATTATAAATATAGTCATTGACTAATAGTTCTATTCCTATGATACCCATTATTAAATCAACTATTCCAAAAACACACATTAGTGCAAATGAAATAAATCCAATAATAGATTTCTCATTGTACTCGTTCTTATCTTTAAAGATACTCCACATATTAACACCCCCTTATAATTCTTCTTCTATGGTAAAAGACACAGAATATGCACCTGATGCAATTTGCTGAAACTTTAAATCATCTTTAGCAAATCTTACTGTAAAATGATCTGTACCTAAAGTTCCAGAAAAGTCATTGTCTTCACTAAATAAAAAAGTATCAAATGTACCATCAACTGCATCATGTAAATTTTGTAGTTTTGTTCTGTCAGCTTCTGTTAGATAGCTATATTTTAAGTCCCATGACTTTCTTAAATCGTGTTTCTTTACTGTGTATTTTTTACCGCTATAAGATTTATTTACTACTATATCATAATTTCTACCATATCCAATATTAATATCAACATTGGTAGATGGCGTATAAGTTGTAGATGATTTTTTAAATCCTGCTGCTGTAACTGCCATTATATTTCCCTCATTTTAATTTTCATATTACCAATAGTTCTTGTAACTGATGTAACAAAAAATTGTTTACCATTAAATGATTCACCAAAAGGTGCTGCTATTTGATTGCTATGATTCATTGCAACAACATCTCCCACCTCTATTATATAGAAAGATGGATTGACAATATCTGTTTCTATTAAAATTTTTGGTACACCTTGTATTGAATTATAATAATTTGCATAGCCATCATTCTTATTTCCCCCGCCCATGTTTCCATTAGCAGGACCAATACCGCCCACTAACATTTCTAATTCTTCAGTAACGACATTTTCATCACTTTGAACATTATAATTTGTTCTAGGGTTATTCGTTGTATCAGTAAAAGTATCCTCAAATAACAGTTCATCATTTATTGGATTTCTGTCATATTTAATAATTCTTTTTGTTATAAGACTATCAAACTCTGTAATAGAAACTTTAGTACCTTTTATATCATCTTTTGTAAGTGTATGATCTGTAGATTCTGTATTTTTTATATAAATATATTGAGGACTTCCATCATTAGCTTTAAATCTAAAGATGAATCCCCCCTCTTTTTGAGATTGATCTAAAATATCTAAAAGATTTTCTGATTCACTTAAATAATAAAACACATCCCAACTGCTTCTGGCACTATTTAAAGTAGAATAATTTTCTGGCTCATCTGTGATACCAGCAAATCTATAAATTAAATCTCTATGCATTTGTGCTATATTGGTTACAATATTACCAGAGTTCCAAGATTGGTCAAACCCATCAGTTCCTGTATAAAGTTGTTTAATATTTCTTACTGCGTTAGAGTTAGCTAAGTTGTCATCGTCGGTAATTTTAGTTTTGATGTCTAAATAAAAATCAAACAAATTCATAGTTAAGCTACCAGCTGTTTCATCTTGGTCATCAGGTTGTAGCGCTCCTTGCACCTCAAATTTTATTTCAATTTTATCTGGAATTTGTCCATTAGAATTTGGAAAGTTTGTAGTGTTTAATAAATCTATAACATCGTCAGCAGCAGTTCTATTAGAGCTTTCAGTAGTTATAGTTTTTGTACTGCCAGCTCCCCCATAAGTAGCGCTTACCACTAATCTACCTAATAGTGTGGCACCAGGAGTTTCGTTATAACTCGTAATACCCCATTTTACATATAACTTACATTCTTGAATTGTATGCTCTTCTTTTACTATGTCTTCAATATCATATTCAAAGGTAGTAGTTGTATTTCCTTGTGGCAATGTTACTGCCCAAGTAGAAGAAGTCCCATCATCATTATCATAAAAATTTGCAGTATTTGTCGGTAATCCAACTGATGGTAATACAGTCGTAATTTTTTGTACAGGCCTATACTTATAACTTCTTTCTAAATCCAAACTAGTTTGTAAAACATTTTTATTTGTATCTGTAGCACCCTCATACACATTAATAGAATTGTTTTGTATATTTTCTAATGGCGTAAATATTGGCCTATTAGTTGTTGCATTAAATAAGTCTTTTACAGGATAATGCAATCTACCATCCCCAGTAATTGCTTGATGTGCTAAACAATTATACTTTTCATTATTCAGAGTATCTACAAGCACAGGAAATAGTCTATTAGAATTGTATTGCACAAAAGTTGGGTTTGCATCAGTAGATGATACAGCTGTACCATTACCATAAAGTATTGGAAAGAAGTTTCCAGACTTGCTTGTAAATTCTGGTATTTTTAAAAAGTCTATAGGAGTTTTAGCAGTAATAGTTAAAGTAACTGTTTCATCATTATTCATTGTGGCTGATTTTAATCTGCCTGTGTAAATAAGTAGATCATTTGTAGAATCTAATCTTGATTTAATAGTCACATCTCTATTAATATAAAAAGCACTCCCCCCATATATTTCTTCTGATAGCTTCGGTGTACCTGAAATATTATTTAAAGTATTATTTTGACATGTTAAGGTTACATTACTAATAGACGATTTAGACTCTTCTAAGTCTATGCTTTCTCTTATTGTTGGTTTATTTATAATATAGCCATGATAACCTGTGCTAGATGTATTTCCAAACTCTTTTGTGCCTAGTCTTATATATCCAGAAGCACTATTAGATATTTCTACTATATAGTGTTCATCTATGGTGCTGTCATAGCTAAATCCAGGTGAAAGAGCCATTACGCCAGATTTCTCCTAATGGATCTATCTATTTCTGGTATTAAACTATCTCTAACAAATTCTTCAGTACCAATAACATTGCCCATTATATTTACTGTGACTGCACTACCATCAGGGCCATCAAAGTTTGGACTGCTTAAAGGTGTCACATCTACTCGTTCTCTACCTCCAGGGTTATCCCCCACCATAATGCTTTGTGGTCCAGAAGTAATAAAAGAGCCACCTCTTGCAAACGCTGGCATTGGCTGTGCTGCAACAATACCTGTCTGTATTGCCGCACCTATTGTAATTCTTTTCTTGAGTGTAGCTGCCTGAGCTTCAATAGCGGCTGCATTTTTTGGGTTAGCCATAATTCTAGCTGCTGCTGCTGAATCAATATCAAATTTAGTTTTAGATAACTGCATGAAAATATTAGCTATTTGCAAAGCTTGTTGTGCCACAAAAGCTAATCTTTGTTGTGCTGCGAACTTTTCTTTCAGATCATTTTCCATGTCCTCTCTTTGTTCTGTAGATGCCTTTCTAAATTTATCTGTTTTCTTTAATGCTCTTAATTCTTGGTCAAAATTCGATTTTACCATTTTTGCAAAAGCTGATTGAATGCTAGAAAAAGTTTGGAAGTATAACTCTTGTTTTAAAAGAAGAAATGCTCTATCTGCTTCAAGCTCCTGTTCTTTAATCATCTTATCTTCATCTACGAAACCTTGTTTCATTTCATTAATTCTGTCATTGGTTTCTTGTTCTATTTGTATTTTTTTGTTTTTGAAATTCTCTTCTATAATCTCTCTTTTCTCAGCTCTGTCCCCCTCAGCTATTAAGTCTAAATTACCTATAGCTTCTTTTCTTGCTCTTGTAAGTTCTTCAAGTTTTAGGTTTCTATTAGTAAATTCCTCTAGAATCTCATTTTTTCTTTCTTCGGTTAATGTAAAATCAGAAAGATCAGCTTCAAGCAAATCATGTCTAGCATCAAACCTGGCATTTAATAAATCTTCATTTTCCAACTCTAATTTTTTTAATCCCTCTAAAAATCTTTCTCTTTCTCTTTCTACTTCTAAAAGCTCTTTTATTGATTCTTTATGCTCTTCAATCTTTTCTATAAGGTCTGTTTCTTCTTTAGTTAAAATCCTTGTAAGTCTTGCTTGTGCTGCTTCTACAGCATTTGTTGCTTGTATAACTCTTAGCTGTTCTTCTAATTTTAATATGTTTTCTGCAATGGATTTTGTTTCTTCTTCCTTTTCCTCAGCTGCTCGCAACTCTCTAAGCTCATCAAGATATTGCTCTACTGTTTTACTAGCTTTGGCAGTAGCAGCTGCAGCTTCATCTTGCCTTGCTTTAAATCTTTCAAAAAACTGAAATGCGACAACGCCAGCTGTAATAATAATGCCAATATAATTTCTTTTTAAAGCTGCGCCAACAGCATTAACTCCAGCAGCTGCTGCCATAGCTGCTGTTCTCATAGTAAATAATGTAGCAATATATGCTCTGTTAGCAATAATAGCATTTGCTATCATATTTATCGTAAATGCTATTGCTGTACCTAACGCTGCTTTTATGGCTGCCCCAACATCTCTAATAAATGTAATATCAAAAGAATTAAATAGGTCTTTGACTGATTTTGCAAAAGCTAAGAAGAATGGCTGTAGTTCTTTACCCACTCTTGCTCTAAACATAAAAATAGCATCTTGCATATTAGAAAAAGATTGAAATAAAGTTCCCTCTAGCTGATTTAGTCCATCTGCAATTTGTCCATTTGGATCTGACAGAGCTTCAATCATCTTAATTCTAAATTCAGTTAAAGTTAATTTAGACTTGTTTAATGACTCATCAAGACTTTCGAAGCTATCAATAATAGTAAGAATACCTGTTTCTCTAAATACATCGGCAGCTCCCCTACCCCCCGCAAATGCTCTACCAAATGCATTAGCTGCTTCAGGGACTGATCTATCCATGAAAGCTGCAAGATTACCCATAGTTTCTGTCAGGGCTTCTGCGTCAGCTCCAAAGGCCTGCAGCTGAACACCACCTTGTACAATTTCTTCAACAGTAAATGGTGTTCTTGAAGCTATGTCCATAAACACTTCTAATTGCCTTGAAGCTATTTCAGCACTACCAGACATAGCTCTAAGTCTTGCTTCGAATTTTTCTAACTGTCCTCTAGCTTCTATAAATCCATTAAATGCTCTTCTTGCACCCTCAGTAGCAAATGCAACAAGCAATAAATTATTTCTAACTGCACCTAAGGATCTACGCAATCCCTCTGTTGCAAGTCTAGCTCTACCAATTTCTTTTTTTGCTTTTTTACCAGTTTTTTCAAATTCAGCACCGACATCCTTGACAGCTTTTTTTACCGCCTTGGTATTTTGTGCTTCGAATCTTATTACTAGCGTTTCTAGAGGTTTATTTGCCATAATCTTTCTTTGATTTGTATATTTCGCATTGTGTATGCTCTCTATCTATCGTACGAAAGATGACTAATTTATCATAATCTTCATTTTGTAGATCATTTGTAAGTGGAATATTAAATGTTTTTATAAAATAAAATTCTTCTAACAAAAATTTAAAATCTTGGTCATAGAAAAAAGCAGGATTGCAAAAATGTGGTAGATATACAAATAGATTATTACCTGGTGTGAACTTTCCTGTATTATCCATTTCGTATATTCTATCTACTTCATTCCATAGCTCTTCTATGTTATAGTGGATTATTTTACCAAGAGTAGGTGAATATGCTTCATAATATTCATCTGGTGAAGTTAAGATAGGAAATTTAGAGTCTGGATAACCAAAATAGTTAAACCAGACTGCTATTCGGACTTTTTGTTCTTTTTTTTATTAGTGTTTTTAAGATGGTTATAGATTTCAGCACCTATGTCATCAATTTGATTGTCATCAAAATCAGCCAAAACTGTTTCTGAATTAGGTATTGTTTTACTAATAACCCAATCAATCATTTCAACATACTTGCCGAAATCCATTTTATCACCATCAATATTTGCTACATCTATTTCTAATCTATGTAGTTTTCTTCTCTCTTTAAATGAGAGAGGTTTGATGTCAAACTCGCCATGCTTTGTTTTAAGTTTTATCATAATCAATAATAAATATACTTAATTAAAAAAACAACTATATTTTAATAGATAATGCTGCTTTATCTTGAGCATCACTTTCACTTGGATCTGCTAAACCTTTAAGTGATATATCTACCAACATAGCAGCGCCCTCATTGAAAGCGTAGTTAGTTATAATTGAATTATGCATCTCATAGCTAAATTTATTATCTGTACCTGATTCAATGGCTGCACCTGTACCTATTGTAGTAACAGCTCCCCCTGCTGCTTGAGTTCCCCCAAACGCTGCATCTAATTCTAATGAATTAGCGTCATATTTCATTGTTAAATCACTTGTAACTGAAATTTCAGGTATTGCTCTTGAAATTACTTCAAAGTCATTACTAGAATAACCATGAAAGTTAGCTGGATTTTCAATAGTTAATGAGAAAGATTGTAAAAGATTATCAGCTACTCCTGCTACTGTTCTGAATGACATATCACCCATAGAGTAATAATTAGCTGAATAATCAGTAGCAACAGATACTGTCTGATCGAAATTAGCACTTTTTCCTGACTGCATTGTAGCTTCAAATTTGATTCTACCTGCTTCTTCACCCATGTCTGCACTAAAAGTCATGTTAGTAAATACCATTCCTGGTATTGTTATTGACTTTCCGCTAACTGGTGATATTAGTCCAAGTGTATAGGTAAAAGCTCTATCGCCACTTGTATCTCCATATACAATCTCACCAGGTGAATATGTGTCTAAAATTTGGAATAATTCATTAGTTCCATTTGCATCTGATGTTGCACTACCCATAACACCCTCAATGAAGTGTGGTGCTATCTCTCTGTGCAAAATTCCTGAAAAACTTACTTCTTTTACTGTTTGTGCTTTTGATAAAAACACATCTATGTCTTGCGCCACTCTACCAGAATGTGATCTAACATCCATCACCTGCGTAGGATTTAATGTTGGAAAACTGATTGAATCAATATTTACTCCAAGCATAGCATCTACTTTAGCAGTACCGCAAGTTGATTCCTGACAGATTGCTAATTCAAATTCTTTTGGTGAAAAGGCATTTCCTGAAATCGCCATTTTATTTCTCCTTTATTGACTTTTCTTTTTTTTCTACTAAAGATTCAATTAACTTTGGCACAGAGTCCATCTCAACAGACTTTCCTGCGTTTAAATCGTTATAGTCCTGTTTTGATAATCCACTAAAGCTATTATCTCTTGGGACTATTTCGCCTTTTTTTAATTTTACTTTCATATCTATATACTCCTTAAAAGGTTTACGAAGTGGCTGCTTTCTCCACATTCGCATTGATACTGAAGTCAAAAACAAAGTAGTTTTTTGACTCCTCTATATTTATACTAACATTGTTTACATTTAAATCATGATAATTGTATAGATTGTTTTGATTTTTTAATACATTAAATTCTTCACTATCTTGTAAAATAAATCTTTGATTATCGCTTGTGAAAAACTTTTTTGTTGCTACAATTTGATTTCTATAGCTAAATAATAATTGTCTTAATCTTTCTGCATTTCTTGCAGCCATATCAAAACTTTTATTTCGTTTCCTAGGATGATAATTTTTAACATGTAGCTGCAGATTAACATTATACTCTCTGTCTGATGATGTTCTTCTCATCTCATTAAGTGTATCTGCAATTTTATTTATTTTAAAAAACATAGTTTCAGCTTGCTGATAATTACCCTGATATACAGGAACTCCAGGAAACTCTGACCTAACTATATCAGCAATACTGTCGTTTATGTCTATTTTAAATCGTTGTCTAGCCATTACTCTTCCAAAATAAATGTTTGCATTGTCATAAACTCACAAGAAAGTTCACATACCATAAAGTTGTTTTCATCATCTTCTACTGATGGCTCATAGTCTATATCTAGAACTTCGCCATTAATCCATTGAGGTGTGCCACTTACTTTATAATTTGAGTTTTCTTCTATAAGTGATCTAATTCTTTCAGCGTACCTATTTTGTATAGATTTGTTCTTATTATGCTCTTGCATCCCCTCTAGTCTGTGATACAATCTAATAGTAACAGATATTTTTCTTAATGTTCCTAAAGTATAGTTTTCTTCATCAACATCATCTGTTATCTGAATATTAACAAATATTGTACCACCTCTATTGATAAAAGGATAGTCATTATATATAGGCATCTTATTAAATTCAGATGTAATAATCTTTTTTAAGCCATCTAAAATATTATCTTTGTAGAAATTACTAAAAGTAATTGTCATCGAAATACCTGTCTGGATTTGACGCTAGCTGTGTCCTCTGCCATTCCAGAAAGTATTATTGAAAATTCATCATTTGTAGTATATACACCCTCAGATCCTCTGAAATACACTCCATAAGCTAAAGGATCATAAGCGCCAGTTAGTGTTTCATTCTCTATGGTAAGATTTCTTCTTAAACCAGTATCATCTTTTACATATACGCTGTATTTGATTGTTGATGCTGTTCCTGGTGTAAGTGTCCCCCCTGTTGTGATTACTAGTCTTACATCATCCCAGGATGTGTTAGGAAACCCTTTTAAATCCATAACTGTAGCAGTAGAAGAGCCATTATAAACAATATGCTGAATAACACCATTTTGGAAGCGTTCTGAGCTTTCATTAAATAGCTGAAATTCTCCTCTTTTAATTCTGTCAAGTAAACCATTTTTAGCTTCATTTACAATTCTAAACTCAATATCATCTGCTTTTTCACCATCCAATGTTCTAACTAATTCAGCAACAGCTAGTGCTGCATTACAATAAATGATAATATAATCATACTCTCTAGCGTTAGCACCTTGCATATCAGAGTTTTTAATTCTATAAATAGGTCTATTTAAATAAGAACGAATATAATCTGCTTTTTCTTTTACTACTCTTGATTTAATGGTTTCCCAGTCTTCTGATGCTTCTATTACTAAATCATTAGGATTTGATGAGTTTTGCAGATATAGCGCATCAGCTGAGCTATCATAATAATATTTATTGTTTGCATTAATATCGCTAACAGAAGATACTGATGTACCCTCTAGGCCATCAATATATAACTGTGATACATATCCAGCATCATGAGAAACATATACACTACCACTATGTACCACAAAATTTTGTAACAGTCTTTTTCTATCAAAACTGTCAATTTCTGGTAATATCATACTTAAATCAGTATTGGTATTACAAAATGCTTCGTATCTACTCATGCTACCCCTGCGTCTGTGTCTGAACACATATAAGACTTGTATCCATCTATAGTTTCTAATTCTTTAATAATACTCATCATATCTAAAAATAACATAGAAAACTTAAAAGCACTTACTTCATCTGTTAAATCAAGTGTCATAATCTCATCTTGTATCTTTTTCAAGTCTTCTATTTTCTGATTATTTTTTTGTATCATGCTATATTTTACCCTTTTGGGCGACATCTACTGTTTCTAAAAAATGCTTTACAGTACCCTTACCCCCCGCATTATAAAACTGTTTCCAGTATGCTGCCATCCCATCTGTATCTTTTGGCAATGGGTGTGGTACTCTATAATATTTTAATCTGCAAAGTAAAATTCCTAATGCAATATTGTCTGCTAGCATTTCTTCCATCAATTCTTCAGTAGGGTAGATTAATACTTCCTCTTCTAAGTTTAATGCCCTGGCATAAGTTTTAGCTTCTGATCTACGAAATGATAAATAATTAATACAAATATCCCATGCTGTAAATGGCTCTACTTGAAAATATCCTCTAGCTGGGCCACCTATCTGATAAAGATACTTGTATTTAGATTCTACTAATCCTGTTAAGAATACTAGTTCTGCTGCTTCTGGTGAGTATAATCCAACTCTTTTAAGAACTGAATCTACTAATTGTTTCATTTGTTCTAATCGTTCTGTCATGTAGATTTCTTCACTTTCTCGAATGAACGCATACCCCCCAAACCGAGCATACCCAGAAGTATAGTTGTCAATGTACTCATATCGAACTGTGGCAGATCCATTGGTTGCCCAAAGGAAAATAATAAAAATGTAAGAAATGGTTGTAGTACGAAATGATAGCATAATGCTACTCCGCATGTCCATCCAATAAATGGTCGCCAGCCAGCAACAAATATGCTAGTGTGTCCAGCTTCCACCTTATTAACTTCAAGCTGTGCTTTATTGATTTCAGCAATAAGCTGTGCTTTTTCTTCTTTATCAAGTGTAAATCTATCAACATTGTCTGCGACTTTATCGATGATTCCTGCTATTACATTAAGTTTTGGCATCCTTTTTCTTACCCCCTTGAACACTATCTAAGGCATCGCATACTCCTTGCTGTCTTGAAATCTGTAATTTTAGATCACCAAGTGAGGATTGTAACATTTGAATTTGCTCTGCTGTTTGATTGTGTTGCTGTACTAATTGTTCTAATTTTTCTTTTTCTTTAGATAATTCCATAAAGTTCTCCTATAGTTATTATCCATAATATAATAAATTATGTATATCTGCGCATTCTTTTTCTAGTAGATTTAGAATACTTAGCCCTTTGCTTCCCTGATTTTGTTGCTTTTCTCTTCTTGCGAGTTTCATACGCATATTGGCCTGATGTCATTGCTTTGATAAGTCTTTCTGGTAGGTATCTTTCACCTGTTTTAGAGGATGGCTTACCTGATTTTGTACGCCATTTTTGTTTAGTCCATCTTTTTAAACTGCGTTGTGATTTTTTTAATGCCATTATCTATATCCCCCGCCAGCAGCTTTATATTTTCTAGCTAACATCTGTGCTTTACGAGCAGACCATTGTCCTGGCCTACCACCCTTACCACCAGCTAGAATAGCTCTGAATAATCTTTTTCTCAGCGTAGGTTTTGTATAATTCCCAGCTGCATTTACCTTTGATTTTGTTCTTTTCTTTTTTCTTGGCATTATCTTATCTCTTTTTTAATCTTTTCAAATACTTCCTGCTCATCAAACTTCATACTAATACCTGGCTCGTATCTCATAACTTCAGCACCATTTTTGAAAATAATAATAGTAGGAACAACTTTTATATTCCACTCTTTTTGTATAACTGCACCAATAGTTTTATTGCTCAAATCAATTTCTCCTACATAGCAAAGTTTAGCAAGCTTTTCTATCTTAGCTCTATTTCTATAGTTCCAAGAAGCATTTACTTGTACTACTGCGCAATTTTCTAATTTTACTAGTTGTATTTTTTCAAAATTATCTAGATTAACTGATTGTGAGTATAAGGGTGATTGCCATAACAATAATCCAAGCAACCATGCCATACCATAATAATAATTCATCTGTGTACCTCATTAGTCTTTATTCATATCCAGTAAAGTTTCTTGAATCATTCTTGTATCATCTTTTACAGAATCAACTTTCTCTTCAAGCTTTTCTACTTTTTCTTCTGTATTTAAAATAGAATCACGCACCATCTGATCTTTTAAATCATACTCCATTCGTGAAACTTCTGGCTCTGGTAACTCTTTAGCAAGCTCTATTTCTGCTTGTAAAGAATACCACATACCAACTATCATACCTACAGTAACTAAAATGCTTATAGCTGTTTCTATAGATAATGTAAATTTGCTATCTTTTCCAATTTCCATGTTATCCTCTACCATTTAACTTTATTTGCCCAATATGCTGCGCTCATGCGCCCTTTTCTTATGTTTTTAGCATGGCGTGCCTTAAATGATCTGCGTCTTGCTCTTTGAGCTGCTGATCGAGGATTTTTACCAGCCCCCCTCACACCTTGCTGTCCAAACCTAATTAATTTTATTTTATTGCCCACTTTAGCCAACACAGCGTGTGACTTCTTTGGGTGCTTTGGGGTACGCTTAGGTTTATTGTACCCACGAAATCTTATTCCTCTGTAAGTAATAGCCATTATGGGAATAGTCCACCAGCTTCAACTTTACAGTTAATCTGCAAGTCTGTATTACTTACACTATTGTTTGTAAAAGTAATTGTTCTATTCTCTGCACTTAAATTTCCAGAATTAGCTTTTACTTCTATTAGCTTAAATCTCAAATATAAAGTTCCAGATGTAAAAGATATACTTGGTGCATTATTATTAAAGCCAGTACCACTATTTGCAGTACCACTTGTTCCTGGATCTCCACTTGTAGAAACAGCAACTTTCAAATCAATATTTCCATTACTAGGTTGCTGACAACCTACACTTGTTGTGCCACTACCACTTGAAAGAGTAATAGTCTTTGCAGAAGAAGTAACAGAATCTACACCAGAGGTTGCACTTGCATGCAAGTTAAAGTCTGCTGGAACATTACTCCAAGATGTACTTGCAGCACTATGATTATAACTATAAAACTCAGTCATATTGTGAGGAGCAGATCCATCTGGTCTGTCTGCACTATCATTTGCAGTATTTATAGTTGCAACAGTACCATCAGATAAATCTTCTAATGAACTGTTAGCAGTTGTTCCACTCCTACCAAATTCTCCATTAATATCACTAATGCTAATTTGTCCTGATGAAGTCAAAGTCATTATGCATCTTTAATTGCGTTTAAATCAACTAATTCAGCTTCTACTTCTACAAGTTTTGCTTCAAGTCTTGCTTTTTCTGCTTCTGCGTCTGCAATAGCTC